TTTCATCGCCATAAATTTTGTAAGCTACATTATCTGGCCTTTCGTCTCCGATAATTTTGTATTTGGTGAAGTATTGTAGATCACCAAATATATCTTCACGGAGTTTTCCTCTTTTGAATAAATTTTTTACTGTGATATAGTCTGATATTTTTGCGTCAGGTAAACGACTCACATAATCAAAATCTGGTATACCTCTAAAATAAGATGCCATTTTTAGTAACCTATTTGATCGTCTGCAATTGGATTTTGTTCATCATTATAGTCGTTCCAATATACTGGTTCTAGTTCTGTAAACGCCATTGTTAAATCGTATGACGACATAGTACCAGCGGTATCATTATATGTCATATATGTACCAGATGGAGTATAATTAACACCAAAACTTCTTAGAGCGCAAGTTTTAAATAAATTCAATGATTTATGTGTCTTATTATCCTCTGTATTTTTTATATCTTTTCCTCTAATATATTTTATGTTGAATATATCTGGAGTTTCCAGAAATAAATTTCCGACAGATTTCTGGGCTGCCATATGTTCCTTGAATTTTCTTATTATTCTTCTTACTATTGTACCTTCTTTTTCAGTTCTAGGAGTAAGTTTAAAATTAAAGGTGAAATTTCTCAGGTCTGGTGATTCAAACAATAAATTTAAATTTGGGTTTGTTATTGCTCCTCCAGTTCTAGATAGTAAATTAGTATTTGAATTTACTGCCATTTTTGCTATGTAATTCTGAACCGCAGACACTACTGCTGGGCTTACTGGTTCTCCTTTTGCTCCTTTTATAGTCTCAGCAAATTTTTCTGCCATATTAGTCATGTAATCAGTTCCAGTTGAATTCATTGCACCAAGAGCAATATTTGCTCCCATCATTTCCAATATTCCCATTTTAGAATCATTCCAAGTAACTGTGTTTGTATCATTTATAGTAGGTTGAATTGGAAGAACTATTGTCCCAATAGGATTTGTGTATGAACTTCTTTGTTCAAATAATAAATTGTTGTCTGATAATTTTTGTGAAATGTATTGAAATATTTCAAATTTAATATAATCTTGGCCATTTTCGGTAATTTTTTCTGGGTATATTAATGGCCCAAATGTTTTTAATCCCGACTTTGCAGAATTAATTTGTTCTGGTAATGAGACCAATGTTATATCTGTTGGAGTTTCGTCTTCTGTTGCTGGAATAGTTGTTCCACCTGAAGTAACATTTGGTGCTGGAGGCGCAGTATTTGCTACTCTAGGCATACCAGGAAAAAGATTATTAATTTGATCTTGGGTAAAATTTTTATTTACATATGCTGCTCTTTGATTGTTTGCTTGACTACCTACTTCTATACTTAAAAATCTTTTATCAGTGTCCGATAATTTATCATATTCTGTTTTGTAGGAATCAACGACAGAAATAGTATATCCTGGCTTTCCATTACTATCTAATGTGGGTTCACTTTTAAATAGTGCATCTTTTTGTCCAATGTTTGTGATGTCGTATGTAATATAAGAACCTGTTTTTTTATTTACATCAGTTTGATATCTTTTTATAATTCCATTACCAGGAGACATTTGATATTGTAGAGTCTGAATGTCCGCCATCAGAAATCCCTCCACATAAGGGATAATACCATCTCAATTTTTCGTAGAGTATGAGACATTTATATTAGTTTTATATTTATTTATCTCTTTGGGATGAACACTGGATAAAATGTTGGAACACTCATCACATATTCCAATTCTTCTTGTTTGATTCTGTAAAACAATGATTGTATTGAAGAATAGTTATAAGTTCGTATTGGACTTTCTACATACTCTGGTCTTCTTTGCCAATGATAATTTACTCCTCTATAATAAAAAGATCCTTTTGATGTGATTAAACTCACAGGGTGAACATCGTACCATTGGTTTTCAGTTTTTGCTATGTACTTAAATGTGTATATTTTCCCTACTTCTACACTTTCTTCCGTTCTTCCCATTCGAGAAAGAATATCAATAAGAGCATTAAAATAAAAATTGGGTGATCTTCCTTTAGGGAGATTATCTACTAATGTTTTAAATGTATAAAATTCTTCTTTTCTTTTGTCTAATTGCTTTTTTCTTTTATCTAATTGCTCATAGATATAAGTTTTTCCACCTTCTTTTTTTAATTTATTCGTTTCGAAAATGATTTCTTGTTCTTCTCTTTCTAGTTTTCTTTCAATCGATTTCCCTAAAGTCGAGAACCAAGTTCTCACCGTACCAAATATTTTCCACATTCTTCTTGCTTGATTACTTAATGGTTTGAACATTATTTTATCCCTAATTCCTGTTCTGTGATAATTCTGAATATGATCCCATTTTCTTTACAAAATTTTTCTGCCGCTTCCCACTTAGCTTGATTGACTTGATATGTTGCCATTTCATTCAACCAAGTTTTTGTTTTCTTTTTTGGTGTAGGATTTGGTGGAATAGTTTGTCTTTTTGGTTTTATTTCTATTAGATATTTTTTTATCTCTCCATTTGATTCTTTTATTTTTATGAATAGGTCTGGGAAGTAACGATGTATTCTTCCTGTCATTGGATTTCTATATGGTACCCATCCTTCTTCCGATCCCCATGACACTATACTTTCAGTTAAATCGCACCATTTAAATGCTCTTAACTCATAAGAAGAACGATATACAATTTGTTTTGCGTTGCCAGCATATTTTTCTGGATGTATAGGAGAATAAAACCCTTGTATATAATTCTTAGACACGCTATAAATAGTCAATAAATATTAAAAATATTTATAGATGGCTGAAAAATATACCTCTGCATTTTCTACGCCACAATCAATGTCCACAATAAAGTCAAAGTTGCTAAAGCCAGCTTTGACTTCTCATTTTTCTTGTGAATTTTTTGCACCTCCTGTAGTATCTGGGAAATGGTTTAGAGACAAGAGAATAGCATTTAATGAAGGACAAAAGAATTTTGATAATTCCTTGATATCTTTATCTTGTTGTGATGCTACATTACCAGGATCAACTTTTTATACTCATGATGTGATGGACTACACTGGAGTTACAGAAAAAATTCCATATAGAAGAGTGTATGATGATCGTGCTGACTTTACTTTTTATGTGGATGTCAATTACGAAATTATAAAATATTTTGAATTTTGGATGCAATATATTGCTAATGAACAGTATACTAATGATTTTAACAATAGAAAGTTGACTCAATCTGAGTATTCGTATAGAGTCAACTATCCAGATGGAAGTGGAGAATCTAATACAACTGAAGCTGGATATAGAACACAAATTTATATAACAAAATTTGAGAGAAGTTACGGGAAAATAAGTGGAGAACAATCTCCTGTAAGTCAATCACTTACCTATAGATATATTGATGCATATCCAACTGCAATAATGTCTATGCCAGTTAGTTATGAGTCATCTCAACTATTGAAATGTACTGTTTCGTTTGCGTATACAAGATATATTTTATTGGGAAGTAAATTGAATGAAATCGATGCTCCCAATCCAGAACCACAAAATCCTACACCAAAATTTGGCCCAGCATTTGATACAAATCAACAATTTTTCGATGAGCTAAACAGAAGATAAGTTACACAAATAAATAATCAAACGAATTTAATATTATTAATATAATATGCCTTTACCTAAAATTGTTGCACCAACTTTTGAGTTGGATTTACCATCAACTGGACAAACAATTAAATATAGACCTTTTCTTGTGAAAGAAGAAAAACTTCTTTTGCTTGCATTAGAATCAGAGGATACAAAACAAATTACAACTGCAATTAAAACAGTAATTAAAAATTGCATTGAAACAAGAGGAATTAAAGTAGAAACTCTACCTACATTTGACATTGAATATTTGTTCTTAAATATTCGTGCAAAATCAGTTGGAGAAGAAGTTGAGCTTTCGATAATCTGTCCAGATGACGGAGAGACTTCTGTTCCTGTGAAGATTAATATAGATGATATTAATGTAGAAAAAAATAAAGACCATACAAACAAAATTAAAGTTGATGATTCAATTATGATGGAAATGAAATATCCATCACTAGAGCAATTCATCAAAAATAATTTTGATTTTTCAAATGAAAATGCAACTGAACAATCATTTGAGATGATTGCTGATTGTGTAGATAAAATTTATACTGAAGAAGAGGTTTGGTCTTCTTCTGATGTAACTAAAAAAGAAATCACAGAATTCTTGGATCAGATGAATTCATCCCAGTTCAAAGAGATCGAGAAGTTCTTTGAAACTATGCCAAAATTGTCTCACACAATTAAGGTTAAGAACCCAAATACAAAGGTAGAATCTGAAGTTGTTCTTGAAGGGTTATCTAGTTTTTTCGCATAGGAATGTGCCACATGGATCTTGAAAATTACTTCAAGTTGAATTTTGCCTTGATGCAATATCATAAATATTCATTAACTGAGATTGAAAACTTGATGCCATGGGAAAGAGATATCTATGTGGCACTTTTAAATCAACATCTAGAAGAAGAAGAGGCAAAAGTTAAAAAGGCATCGCTGTAAAGTAAATGGCAAAAAAATGGTCTATTGATACTATTAAGTTTCCTAGAAATAGGCCAAAGAATCATGCTATAATTTTTGCTAAGAACTTAGGCATTAACGAAGCAGCAGACCCTGAGTTATACTATTATGTTATAAAATGGTATGTAGAAACTAATTCAGGGGATGAATATCCGATATCTAGTTCTGAGTATGATGAATTTGAAGAAGATTCATTAGATGGAGATTTTGGAAAAGTACACGACAAAGTACTTAAAGAAGTAGAAAAATATCAAAAAGAAGCCAAAGCAAATAAAAAGCCAGCAGCATCTAAAAGGCCACCAAAGGCACCAACTAAAAAACCACAAACAACACAGAGAAAAAGAAAGTCACCTACAGGAACTCCAACTTCATCGCCACAAGATAAACAAGATGAAGAAGTAAAAGATAAAATAGAAGATCTTTTAGGTGAGATACAAAGAGGAGAAACTCAACGACAAAAGAAACAACCAACTTCAAGAGCAAGACCTACTTCAAGAGAAGCAAGTAGTTTTGTTCGTCCATCTACTTCTAATTTTAGAACTAGGAATGTAAGAATTGGTAGAGCTATAACAGAAAGATCTCGTGCAGTAACAGGAGGAGGCGATCCCCCAAATGGTAACGGAGGTTTAAGAGGAGGTGGAGGTGGATCAGATAATTCAATTGTCCAAATATTATTAAAAATACAAAAGTCAGTAGACAATATATTAGCGATTCTTTCTGCTCAAAAAGCAACTACTATAAAAACTCAACAAGTTGAAAGAATCAATCTAGAACAGACAAAAAGACAAGAGGCAGAAAAAGAATTAGAATCTTCCGCAAAGAAAACATTTAGTTCATTCGAAAAAGTAATGTCTCCTGTAAAGGGGATTTTGGATCGTATTTTCGATTTTATATTTTATACTTTACTCGGAAAAGCGTTTACTGAATTAGTTAAGTGGATATCTGATCCAAAAAATAAGCAAAAAATAGAATCCTTAAAGAGATTTTTTAAGGATTGGTGGCCAGCAATACTTGGAACTTTTATATTATTTGGAACAAGATTTGGTAAATTTATAAGATCTACAGTAGGTCTAGTCATAAATCTTACCAAATATATTCGTGCAATTGGAATACCAGGAATATTAAAACTACTAAAAACATTTGGTGTTCGTTCATTGTATGCTGGAGCTGCAGTTGCCGCAGCATATGGTGGATATCAATTATTAAAGCCAAAATCAGAACCAGATCAAACCAAGAAATTAAAACCAGAAGAACCAAAGACACAAAACGAAAAGACAGTTAAACCTCAACCATTATCACCTTCTTATGCATTTAGAAGTGGTGGGATGGTTCCTAAAAAGAATCAATCAAGTTCTTTAGGAATAGAGCAAATTTTAGCTGATGGGAGTCAACAAATTACTCGTGATTCTGGAGTAAATATTACTGGTGCTGGCCCAGATACACAATTGGTTGCGGCAAGACCAGGTGAAATTGTTCTAACTCCTGAAGATGCAAAGAAAATCGAAGGTCAAACTGGATTAAATTTATATCAATTTGTATCTGGTAGAAAGCCAAAATTTGTGAATAATATACAGTTAGCAAAAGATGGTGGAGTAATTGGATCTAAGTTAAGTGCCGCAGATTATAATGCACTTCTTGGAATTAGTTCATTAGAGGATACTACACCACAGGGAAGAGCTGATGTTGCCCAATCAATTTATAATCGACTTCAGGCAGCCAATAATTATGGAGCAAATTTCTTACAATCAAAAAATACGATTAAAGACATTATTACTGCCCCAAAACAATATCAACCAACATTTGGTAACATAAAAGACTGGAAAAATATTATTGATAGAAAGACTGCTGCTACCGCTGTAATGAATTCCACAAAGGGAAAAAATTATAAATGGAATATGCAGCAGGCTTTGAAGGAAATATCAGATACAGAAAAGGCTCTAAAAAATGTAAAAAATCAACAACAAGCTCAGCTACATGTTGGTACTAGAACACAATTTTTTGGGACATCTGAACAGCCATACATGAAACCAGAAAAGGGAGATGTTTTAAGGAATTCAAAAGCAAATTTCTTTGTACATGAAGGAAATTACGGAACAAGAGCTGCTCCAATTCCTGCTCAACTTCAAGCACCACCATCCTCACCAAAACCAAAACCTAAGGGATTTTTAGAAAGTTCTTGGGAAAACTTGTTAAAATTTAGTGGAATCCAGAAAAAGACATCTGAGGGAATAGTAATTCCGATGGCACCGAATATTAAGCAGCCAGGACCAAGAGTAGCAAATCAAAGTGAAGTGACATTTACTGAACTTCCTCCAATATATACTTCATCTAGAACAACTCCAACACCAACTGCAGGAAGTGAAGTTCCAACAATCTCTGCGATTCCACCGAACAGCGAAGAAAGACAGATGACATTAATGGCATATGGACTAGCATAACATGGATAATCCAACCTTAGTGCCCACTCTTTCAATATTAAAATCAATTCAAAAAAGTTTGACTAAGATCGAAACTTTAGTAAAATCTAATGCGTCGATACAGAAAAAACAAACAGAACAACAAAGAAAACAAAGAATTTTTCAGACAAGACAAACTCAGGAAAAGCAATCCGAAACACCAAAACTAGTAAATCCATTAAAATATCTACAGGGAGCATTACCTAAAACTGGATTTCTAGATGCGATTCGTAACTTTATTCTTTATACTTTTATGGGATTTGCCTTTACCAAATTGGTAAAGTTTCTCCCTAAAATATTAAGTACACTAAAATTTATAGATCCCTTTATAAAATTTACAGATAATTTTGTTGGATCAGTATTTAAAAACTTTGTAAATGCTATTGATCTTGGCTACGAACAATATGATAAGGTAAGAGCACTAGCTAAGCAAGTAGGTGGAGAAAAATTTGAAAAGCAGTTTGATGAATTATCTTCTACTTTAAACAAATTTTTAAATACTGCTATTATTGTTGGATTTGCCATCGCTGGTTCTGGTGCAATTGGCGGTGGTGGAAAAAAATTACCTACACGAATTGTACCCAAACCTGGAGTAGGACCAAAGGGAGCAAATCAAACAAGATTATCTCAGTATTTTTCCCAGACTCGCGCTCAAGAATCTATTACTAAAAAGTATGGATTTGATGCAGCACGATTATATCAAGATAAAATTAATCGAGGATCGACTCCAACTCAAGCGTTAAATGCAGTTAAACAGAGATTTTCACCAAGAGATATTCCTACTGGTGGTTTAGGTGGAAAGGGGAGAACTCCAGGTGCAATTAGATCAAGAGGACTAGGTAAAGTACAGCAGCGTGCATCATTAAAGTTATTTGGGAAAGCTGGAGCAAAAATACTAGGTAAAGTTCCGATTATAGGTCCAATTGCTGACTTTTTGATTAGTACTTTAATATTCAAAGAAAGGCCAGATAGAGCTGCCGCAGGTGCTGTTGGTGGTGCTGTTGGTGCCGCATTAGGTAGCTTCCCAGCATTAATACCTTTTGGTGGTCCTATATGGGGTGGAATTCTAGGAGATATTGTCGGTAGATCATTATTTGATACTGTCACATCTATGCAAGGCCAGGGAGAAAAAATACAGAAAAAAGCAGCAGGTGGGCCAGTAACTAGAGGTGGAAAACCAGTAGGAAGAACAATTAAAAGAACTGTAAGTGTAAAACCTAGATCACTAAAAAGACCTAGACAACAATTACCACAGCCAGGGCAAAATATTGGTGGTATAAAACAAATCAAAAAAATATTTTCATCACCAAATAAATCAGGAAAGAAAAATCCATTAAGAGCATTGAAGGGAATATCGGAAATTATGAACAAAAATCGTGATCCACTTTTTGGTGGAATCATGATTGCAACATCAAATTTACCATTGGGACAAAAACCAGACCCAATGTTAGGACAAGAAATTAAAAATAATTTTGCAGCATTAATTGACAATGCTATAGCTGCACAATCGACAAAAGAAGTCAATCAAATTCAAAGATCGGTTGTTGCTGCAGCAAAAGGTGGAGTAGTACCAGTATCAAGAACTCTTAAATCTGGTCCATCAATTGGTGAACAATTAGGTGCTGCAATATCTAATTCTTTCCAAAATGCATTGAATTCTAGAACTAATCAAATATTCCAAAGTCTCAGAAGAGAAATGGGATTAAAGGGAGATGAGCAAACGACTAGTGGTGGCGCACCATATGGTAATGTACCAGAGGCAGAAATATCTGAAAATCAAAGACAAGCGGCAGATGATTTAATAAAATATTTTACAAAAATATATGGAAGAAATGCAGCTATAGGAATTGTGGCAAATTTATTAAGAGAAAGTGGACTGAGAACATATGCCCCAGAAGGTGGATTTAATGGTATGGCACAATGGGATGATAATAGATGGTCAAAATTAGTAGCATGGGCAAATGCGAAAGGGAAAGATCCCATGACTCGCTCCACACAAGCTGAGTATATTGTCATCGAATTAAATGAATCTGGAACTGGTAACAGAATTAAGAATTCAAAAACTCCAGAAGATGCAGCAAGTTTATTCTATAATGAGTTTGAAAGAGCGGCATATAGTAAACCAATAAAAGGAAATGCATATAATCCAGACAATCCACATGAAAGAAAAAACAGATCTTTTATAATTTCTTTAACTGGTGGAGGAGCAGCTGGACCAGCAGTACAAGTTACTGGAGGAACAAAACCTTCGCAGATCCGTCAATCTTCTGCGCAAGGAATGATACGACATCCAATAACTGGAGAATTGAAAGAACATAAAGGTATTGATCTAGATGGTGGTGATGGATCTCCAATATCTTCTGCCCAAGATGCACAAGTTGTTTGGGCAGGTGATAAGGGAGATGGCTATGGCAATACCGTTGTTTTAAGATATTCAAACGGTGCAGAAACACGATTTGCGCATTTGAAATCTACAAATGTAAGAACAGGGACCTCAATAAAAGCGGGCCAAATGATTGGAAGACAGGGAAGCACTGGACTTTCAACAGCATCGCATTTACACTTTGAGTATTACCCTCGTGGTGGAGCAATGACTTATAGAGGATATGGAAATGCTGCCTCAGTAAAAGATAGTTATTTTAGATATGGTGGAAATGTTACTCCTATAACATCAAGACCAACACCTGCCAGACAACAACCAGCACCATCAAACCCAAATCAACCAATAAAAAATCAAGGTGTCGTATTTAAAAATGGAAAATTCTATAAACTTGGTCTATTTGGATTAGATCAAGAAGTAGAAGTAACAGATAGAAATAATACGCAACTCAGACAAATTGCATCTTTTGGATTAGGTAGAGGAAAAGAAGGACAAATAAAACAAGCAGCAAATGGTGTTTACTATAAATTTACAAATGGAAAGTGGATAAGTATTCATGCGGGTGGAAATGCTTCCATTCAAAATAATATACCATCGTCTTCAGTTGCAAAAGCTGAATTTACTCCACTTCCAATTCAGAATCAGAATTATAATGCTCTTGCAAAATATGATCCCACATCAGATGGAACTAGTTCGACTAAAACAAATATTGTCATGATCCGTCAAATTGAACAAGTAGGGTAAATAATACATAAGAAAAACAAAAAATGCAGAAGATAAACCCAAGAGAATTTAGAATCAAAAGTAGAGACGGAAAATTAGAAGAATTTTCCGAAACTGCCATTACAACATTTACTTATTGGGAAAGCATTCTATCTACTTCTGTTCAGGCAACCATAAATTATGTTGATACTGGAAGTAGAAGTTCACAAAATCAATCTTCTGGAACAGAATCAGAAGGATTGGATATCCAAGGAACAGAAAAAATATACTTGTCTTTTTATGACGAAGATAATAACCAATTAAGATTTAATACTGATGTAACTGCTTTAAGAATATACAATGGAAATCCAGTACTATCCGATACAAAAAAAGAAGTAATCTCATTTAATTTATGTACTACTGAGTACTTAAAAAAGTTTTATACTGATTTCTATGTGACTAGATTTTATGAAGGAAAAATATCTGATTCTGTAAACAAAATTTTAAAAACAGATTTGAAAACTAAAAAACCTGTTTTTATAGATGAAACTTCTAATACTTTAAGATTTTATGGTCATGTGGATTGGACTGCGCAAGACGCTTTACTCTGGTTGTCAACACAATCTATACCAAACTTACCATCTGCGAAAGGTAAAACTGCAGGCTATTTCTTCTATGAAACATCAGAAGGATTCAAATTTAAGTCTATTGATGTCTTACTTGGACAAGAAGCAAAGAGGACATATATTTACA